GAACCCACCATGGCAACTTGTTGGTACGGCTAGCGTTAATGGCCAACAGTATCAACTAACCGCCGCAATAGGTTCCCCACGCAGTGCATTTGACTCCACCCTCATCGTAAGATGAGAGTCAACCCGAAAGCAGGTATCAATTGACCAACATTCAAGGAAATAAGAGGAGCAGGGATTTCAGCCAAACCATCAAACATCCGGAGATTACTCTCTGGACTGATGGATCAACTGCTTTTCCTGCTTCCTCATCCAAGTATGTTGGTAGACAGGTTACTGTCTCGATCGGCCATAGGAAGACCAGAGGTCGTTACTATGCCGGGGGTCCGTTTTACACGTACTCCGTAACCCCTCAGCTTAACGCTAAGGATGTTACCCTGAAATCAGCTAGCGAATCGTTCCCTTATAAATATAAGGGTCCGGTCGTTATGCCAATTCCAGGCGGAGCGTTAGCAGGCGGTTTTTCCGCGCCTAGTCAAGATACTTCTCAACTTGACGTTCACGGTGCGAATGCCGTATCTGCAACGTTGCCTACGAATCCCAACGCCGATCTTGGCGTTGCCTTGGGGGAGATACTAATCGATAGAAGAGTTCCTATCGCTGGTATTCCCACTTGGCAGAACCGTACGGACATCGCCCGCGCTGCGGGTTCAGAGTATCTGAACGCCCAGTTTGGGTGGATGCCGTTAATGCGCGACATGAAAAATGTTGCGCAGTCTGTCCGTGATTCACGCACGATACTTGAGAACTATCGTGCTAATCAAGGCCAGGAGGTTCATAGGGAGTTCGAATTCGATCCAATTGAAACGTCGAACGGATACGAAGTGACTCCTGCTACGAGGTGCTATTATAGCTCCTCTAGCAATGTCACCCGCTTCAATTCGACTCCAGTACCGTTATTTTGCGAGGAACATTCAGTTACTCGCCGTTGGTTTTCTGGCACCTACCTCTTGGCTGTAGATAATTCTACTGCCGTACAGAGGTGTATAGGTGCCGGGAATGGTGCCGATAAGTTATTCGGCGCCGCACCAACTCCAGAAGTCATCTGGAATTTAACGCCCTGGACCTGGGCCCTCGACTGGGTGAGCAATGCCGGAAACGTTATTTCTAACGTTTCCGCATTCACCGCAGCTGGGCTGGTTATGAAGTACGGCTACATCATGGAGGAAACCTCCACGGTGAAGGAGTACTACATGCCCGATTCTGGACTAATCGTCCATTTCGAGCCGCCTCGCGCCAAAGTTGTGTATAATCACAAACTAAGGTTCGAAGCGAACCCTTACGGGTTTGGCGTGTCCTGGGAGGGCTTGTCGCCCACTCAGCTCGCCATCATTGCCGCACTCGGAATTACTCGTTTGCGGTAGCAAATGTATTGCAACCACTAAAGAGTAGCCTCTGTGCTGCTCAGAATGGAGCACGCCACATGTTCACCGATCCACAGAAAGTCAAATTTGACGGTGCGACGGAAACGGAAGTCCCTCGTGTTTCTACGGGGGCTCTGAATTCGACGTACGTCTCTTCTGACGGTTTGTCCAAACTGGAGATTTCGTCGACGCAAGGTCGGCGGAAGCGCCACATGGTCAAACTGACTGTGAATAAGATCATCGCAAGCGTTCTCAATCCGGCCCAGAATGAAGAAGTTTCGACTTCTTGCTATCTGGTCGTTGATAGGCCTGTTTCAGGCTTTACCAACGCGGAATTGAAGAAACTGGTCGAAGGCATGGTTGCCTTCCTCTCAGCATCTTCGTATTCTGCCACTACCAAAGTACTCGGGATGGAGTCCTGAATTTCATTTCAGGGCTTCATAGCAATGTTTTATTGCTTATCCTGTGTAACTTTGTTATTTGGGGAGAGGTTGTATATGTCTTACTGAGACATTACATCTAATCCCCAGGATTGGAGACATGATGAGTGATAGCTACGGGAGACATCGTGCTCCCGATCATCACTATCACCTCTCATTGTTGCAACTCATCGTGATCATATTGATCGCGGGCTTTGCATCAATGGGTGCGCTTATGATGTTCTTGTCTGTCGCTCTTTAGAGCTTCAGACCGGGACATCTCGGAGACAGTGGCTAAGGAAGACCACCTCAAATAAGGAGGGGCCTTGAAAAGCCTGACTGTGCTCTGGAGTCAATTAGCGAAGGAATTCGCTAATAGATGTTGCACTAGCGCTACCAAGGACATTGAAACCGTCCTAGGTCGAGTTGAACATGAGGGTTTATCGTTTTTAACGATAACCTTACCATCCTTTGGAAAAGACTTCCAAAAAAGTCTTGACCAGGGGATAGTAGATCGCAACTCTTTCCAAGGTTTTTCTTGGAGAGCAGGTCTCCCCCGATTTCTCGGAGGTTTCCTCGATCAGGTGTTCAACCGCGATAGTGGGGTGTTGGTCACTAATCCGAACATAGAAGCAATAATTGCTATTCGCCAACTAACGTTGGTTTTTAGCAAGATTCTACTTCCTTGCAGTGATGCAAGGTTGCAGAAATCTATGTCGGATTATGTTGATTGTGACAGACAAGTCAAAGAGAGTGATGCATTATTGCAAGATTCGGATTACTCCGATTTTTGCCGCATCTCTACTCTTTTGTTTGGAAAAACGTTCTCCAATCTAGATCGTTTGATCTATGATGAAGAGGTCGTTCCCAAGCACGGTCCCGGTGCTACGGCTGATAAACTCCTGGGAAACCAGAAGTTTAAGCTTAACACTTGGACTGACCGTTTACAGGAAGTATTCTCTAGCGAGAACTTTCTGTTTCCTTCGGCACGTTATGTGTCAGAGGACGGTGTGACTTATCTGGAACCCGGAGAGGAGCAACCTGTTAGGGTTATTCCTGTTCCTAAGACGCTAAAAACGCCTCGAATCATAGCAATAGAGCCGTCATATGTGCAGTATGCACAACAGGCGATTCTAGAGCCAATGATCGAGTTGCTTGAGTCAGATTCACTGACTAAGCATTTCCTTGGATTCTCTGACCAGGGCCCTAACCAGGTCATGGCCAGAAATGGATCCCTGGATGGTCAGACTGCCACGCTTGATTTAAGCGAGGCATCTGATCGCGTTTCTAACCAGCTAGTCCGTAAAATGGTATCATCTTTTCCCTCTTTGCTAAAGGGACTTGATGCAACCAGATCTCGGAAGGCTGATGTACCAGGTCATGGCGTTATACGCCTAGCCAAGTACGCGTCTATGGGTTCGGCTCTTTGCTTTCCCGTGGAGGCCATGGTATTTCTTACCTTGGTCTTCCTTGGGATTGAGAAAGAGTCCAACACCCGCTTTACCCGACGTGCTGACTTTCGTCAGTATATCGGGCGAGTGCGCGTCTACGGAGATGATCTCATTGTCCCTGTAGACAACGTGGAATCAGTGATACAGTCCCTTGAGCATTTCGGTGCTCGGGTTGGATTGTCCAAGTCTTTCTGGATCGGAAGATTCAGAGAGTCTTGTGGTAAGGAGTACTACGGAGGATACGACGTTTCTGTCGTTAAGTTCCGACGTGTACTCCCTGCATCACTGTCAGACGGACAGGAGTGTATCTCTCTTGTTTCATTTCGCAATCAGCTTTTTAAGGCTGGTTGCTTTGAGACTGTTGAGTACGTTGACAAACTCATCTGGAAGATATTTAAATATTTTCCAGTAGTGAGTGAGTCGTCTCCTGTGCTTGGCCGCTTGTCCTTCTCTCCCATCAAGGGTGAGAGAATAAGCGCCTCGCTGCATGCCCCCTTGGTTAAGGGGTATGTTGTGAGATCTGTGATCCCCAAAAATTCTTTGGACGATCACGGTGCCTTGCTTAAGTTCTTCCTTAAGCGCGGCGGGTTGCCATCCGTCGACAGGAAGCACTTAGAACGTTCTGGACGTCCTCGTGCCGTCGACATCAAGCCGAGGTGGGCTCCTCCCCAGTGATGGGGAGGTGGGGTCTAACGACCTAGG